CTGCGCCAGCCCTCCGTCAAAGGGCAGCAACTCAAACCAGATTTCCTGGGTGTCTTTGTTGATGGCCGTAAATAGCGCCGGGTTGGCAGAGATGCCCGGAATGCTGGCCTCCATGTAGGCCTGATACACCGCAACCTGTGCGGCATAGACCGGCTTGGACTTGGCCACCCCGTGCTTGACGGTGTCGCGCCAGGACTTGTCGTTCATGGTCTTGAACTCCCAGAGCGCCGGGTAGCTCACGCCCAGATCGGCCGGACCGGTATTCAAGATCCCGTCGACGTGACCCCGGATACGTCCACCTGCCACGGAAAAGCCGAACTGACCGCCCTGGACTTTGCGCGTGTACAGGTCAAACCCCGCCATGCGCAACCAGCGGATGGCCAGGTCTTCCAGCGTGTGGCCCACCTCAAAGATGCGCAGCAAGCGACCTGAAAAATCACGGCCGTCGTCCACCGGTGTGTGCGTGTACTCATATTGCAGCGCGCGCTCGCATGAAACGCCCAAGCGCGATGCCCCCAGGTAGTCGCGCGGCGTCTGGCCTGCACGCTCACGTGTTAACGCTGCATCAATGAGCTGGCTGATTTGCTCCTGAATTTTGGGGCGGGCGTTGAAGTCCAGCATCACACACGCCCCTTCTGCAAGCTCAGGCGCTCCTGCAAAAACGCCCGGTCGCGCGCAGCCATGCGTTCGTGCTCAGCCGTCATCTGGCCTTGGTAGGCGGTGACAACGACGTCAATCAATGTCAGCACCTCCAAGCGGCTGTAACTGGCCAGCGGGCGGTCCATGCCGATGGAGCCCACAAACTCACCCAATGGGTGCAGGCACGCGCCCATGGCCGTGGTTTCCATTTCACTTGGATCAATCATTTGTCCCTCCGTTTTATTCATGAGTGTTGAGAAGGCGTTTTGGCAGCGGCGCGAGCAAAACACCCATTGGTCTGAGTAGCGAGCGGGGTCGCTGCGTTTGAGGCTGGGGTTAAACCAGCCGTAGCCTTTGGCCTGGCGGGCACAGACGGCGCACTTCAAGCCGCCTCCAAAACTTGGGAGTGACTGCTGTGATGCGCGTCATTGGCAGCGGTGACCAGGCGCTGAATCTCTTTGCGGTTGAACTGAAACGACAACAATGCGGAGGCTTGGTAGCGGGTCATGCCGAAATCTGTCCGCATCGCCTCTGGCAGGTAGACCAGTTGCTTGACCGTGGGCGGCTCGTTGAGCCAGCGCCGGGTCTTGTGCGCCGAGTCGGCCGACTCATGGTCGTTGAGCCAGTCATCAGCGCGCGCCATGCACACGGTGCGCTCGCCCACAGCAAGCAAAGCGGGACGCTGCGACTTGGCACCACCGATGGCATGCCAGCGGCCGTTCAGGAAAAACACGCCGCCCCAGGCGGTAAAGCCCGTGGCCATCAAGGCGTCGTCACAACCAAACAGATCGCACCACCGGAAATTCGAGCGTTTGAGCAGATCTATTTCACTCATGATGAAATCCGAGAGTGCGCCGGTATCCTCTGGCTGGCGCTCCCAGATGTGGCCGCACAACGGGCACTCCATGCATGACAGCGGCACGGTGGCGCCGCACTCCGGACACTCTTTGGTGGGTGCTTCACCCTCGTGAGTGTGGCCATCAAGGTTGACCTCTTGCTCCAGCGCGCCATGCATCAGACTGGCTGTACCGAAATCCAACACCACGCAATCGGACTTGATGACGCCGGGAAACTCCTGCGGGTCCACTGTGCGAAGACCACGACCAACCATCTGAATGAAGGTGGACTTGTAGGAACTCGGGCGCAGCAACACCACACAAGATGTAGGTGTGTAGTCGTAGCCCTCGGTGAGCACCGCCACATTGACCACCACCTGGGCGCTGCCGGTCTCAAATGCTTGCAGCCTTGTCTGGCGTTCAACCGGCGACAACTCGCCATGGATCAGCACAGATTGCACACCGGCAGCCACAAACGCCTCGCAGACACTTTTCGCGTGTGCCACGGTGGAACAAAAGACAATGGTCTTGCGGTCAGCCGCTTTTTGCTTCCAGTGCGCAATCACCGCTTCAGTGATCAGCGATTTATTGAGAATCGTGGCCACCTGCTCCATGTCGAAGTCGATCGCTGTGCGGCGCACGTTCTGCAGTGCCTGCTGCGCGCCAACATCAATCACAAAGGTTCGCGGTGAGACCAAATGGCCGCTTGCGATCATCTCGCCCAGACTGATCTGATCGGCCACGTTGGAGAACACCTCGCGCAGGCCTTTGCCGTCACCCCGGTTGGGAGTGGCGGTAAGGCCGCAGATAGCAGCCTTGGAATTCTTGGCCAACACCTGGTCGATGACCACCCGGTAGCTGGGTGAGGACGCGTGGTGCGCCTCATCGATGACCAGCAAATCAAGCGTGGGCATCTGCGCAAGGTTCATGGGCCGCGAGAGGGTTTGCACCATCGCAAAAGTGGCGTCACCCGCCCAGGACTTTTCTTGGGCATCAAACACCGAGGTGCTCAAGCCCGGATTGACGCGGGAGAACTTGGCCCGGTTCTGACCGGTCAGTTCGGTGCGGTGTGCCAGCACACAGGCCTTGGCATCTGGCTCAGACAACATCTTGCCGACCACCGCCGACAACATGATGGTCTTGCCAGACCCGGTGGGCGCGACAGCCAGCGTGTTGCCATGCAGAGCGAGCGCGTCCAGGGTACGTTGGACCAGCAGGGATTGGCGGGGTCGAAGCATCATGGCTGTGATCCCCGCTTACTGTGCCCAGCTCGGACGACCGGGAACCGGCGCACGACCTGTGGCTTGGGCATAGGCATTGGCTGCGGGCGCAACACCGGCAGATGCAGTCGCTGGCGCTGCTGTTCGCGGTGCACCCATGGCAGCGGCGTAGTCCTTGTGATCCGGCGTCACTGCCGCCTTGATGACCGCCTTGTCCTGGCCGTTCTGGTCTTTGTCCCAGTCCACCCTGCCCAGGAACTCAATGCCATCCAGATCCGCAAAGCCGCTGATACGCCGGGCGTTCTGGGCGGCTTGGCTGTTGTCACCCGGCTGGACGTTGCGCGCCGAGTTCAGGATGGCCTTCACCATGGTGCGGCCCATGTTGGCCCACTCAGGTCCCTTGGGACTGTGCAAACCAATGAGTGACCACATCTTGCGGCGTGCAAACTCACCATCGGTCACCACGAATTCGCAGTTGAGGTACACCGAGCCGGTGCTGGTACTTCGGGTGGCGTAGCCGCCAGTCCAGCCTTGCGAGGCATCGTCGAAGCCGCCGGGTTTGATGGTCATGCGCACACGCACCAGCGTGGCTTTAGGGATCAGGTCAAAAGAGGTTTGCTCGGACGCAGAATTAAAATCGAAGTAAGTCATGTTCAGGACTCCTGAGTGGGGTTGAAGGAAGTGGGGTCGAAACTGGTGTCTGTGACGTCTTCACTTGAGGTGCTGGCTTCTGACAAAGGCGCAACGCTGCTGGCGGGCCGCGCAAAGTCAAGCCGTTCTGGTGCGGGTTTGGCCGGACCAGCAATCTTTTCCATGAGGCGGCCCAGGTCGGGCTCCTCAATGGCGTCAAGGCGACCTGAACGGTCTTTGGCCGGATAGCCCCAGTTGTTGAGGGTGTGGCATACAAAGGCGCGGTAGCTGTTGCCGTCATCACTTTTGAGTTCGGTCAGCGTGACCACCTCATCGACGATGCCGGGCAATTCCAGTCCGGTTTTGGAACCGTCAACCTGAAGAGAGAAAACGCGGCGGTTGAAGTCGTCCAGCGCTTCGTTCAAGATGCCGACGAACCACACGTTCTTGCGACGGGTGTGCTGCAAGTGGGTGAGCCAGCCGATCATTTCCTGGCCCATCAAACCGTAAGCACCCCGGCTATCGGGCTTGCCGGTTTTTTCTGAAAAGGCTTGGGGCTGACCTTTGCACCACTGAAGGCACAGACGCCCAGCCACGGTGATCGAGTCCACGAATACGGTGTCGTACTTGTCCATGGCCGAGGCCTGGCCAAAGCGCTGGCACACCGCATCAAAGTGCGCCTGGCTATAGGGCTGGTCATCTCGCAGCGCCGGGTTGGGGCCGCCAATGAAGACGGCAAAGTCGCGGCACTCCTGCCATGTGCGTGGGCGCACCGTGTCACCGGCCCAGCCTTCTACTGCGAGGTCGCCCGCTTCCAGGTCAAAGAACAAAGTGGCGCTGGGTTTGAGGGTCCACAGCTGCG